TGGCTTTACGACCAAACCGCACCGATAATTCAGTCGTGTTAGTGGATTGGATAATTTTTAGTTTTGGATTTTTACCAACCATCCAAGCAGGTAAAAGATAAGATCCAAATTCTGATTTGGTATGCCTCGGTGGCATATTAATAATTAGTCTTTTAATTTCACCAGATGCAAGTTTGTTAAACTTATCTGCGATTCTTTTGTGATGTGATCCCTCTATAAAATCTGGCCAGACGTGTTTTACAAAAGATAAAAAATCTTTTTGTATGTTATTTTCTTTTTTCTTTTCACCATAACGATTTGCTAGTAAAGCAAATTCTCTTCTAACATCAGCAGGTAATTTATCTAAGTTCTGTATAAATTTTTCATTCATAAAAATTTTTCCGCAAAATTTTTTTGCAAGTATTTTGAAAACTTGAAAAGTATTTTACCACTATCTATTTAAAAAACCTAGCATAAATACGTTGCTCTGGGACCCCTAGTCTGTATATAAAAAAACAATTTTTAGAAATTTTTAAAAAACGTAAACCGGTGTGGTACCTCTATGCACCGCGCACAACCTATAGTTGATGCGCCTGGTGCATAGCTTAGAAAGGCAAGCTAAGTCTGTTGTACTTCTTTTATTTCTGTATGTATCCAACCATATTCGTTCTGTGTTTTTACCGGATCCTCGATCGGTGTTTCAAGAGCCTCGGTCCTTGGACCTAATGCAATAATTGAAGTAATATGTTCTTTAATAAAATCCATTAAACAACCTAACTTACAAAAATGGTTTTCCCAACCTTGAGAATAATACCACTTTGATAAATCTTGCACCTTAATCTTTTTAGTCCTCAAAACCTTAGAGCCTTTGACACCTCTTATTCTATCTTGTGTTTTTTGTTTATGGCACTTTGGACCATGACACCAATTATAATCACTCATCGTCTGCCCTCTACTTGTGGGAACATAAAAAACCATTTAATTGTGAATGTAGTTGCAATGGCAAAGCCTAACCAAAAGTCAAAGTGAATTGCTAAAACTACACCTAAAAAAATCATCGCAAAGTGTAATGCGAAATATATTGCTTGTAACATTTTATTCCTTTCTATTTGTTTATGGGATAATCCTATATGATTATCCCATAGTTGTCAAGTATTAATTTATACTTTGTGCCATTTGTTTCCTAGCAATCGCAATCTTTTGATCTCTTGTAAGAACTTCTTTATCCTCTAAAAGACTAGCCAAATTATCTGGGCTATAGATTGATAAAGCTAAAGAACTACTTTCATTCATCATTGTCTCATTTAAAACAACACCGACTTTATCTGCAAGTTTTTTTGCTTGGTCGAATGTTCTATAAGATTTTAAACCTAATCTTAAAGTTTTCATTTTGCCCTCAACATAATTATATAAATCTCTATGTTCTTTAATTACATTGTCAGCACTTTGAACATACATTTTAAAAAAGTTTAAAGCATTTTCATCAACTTTATATTGTCTTGAATGACAATAAGAACTACCAATAGTCCAAAGTTTAAAATCATTGTCCCATTGTGCTCTAGGTGTAATTACAGATTTATCATCATTTGATGAAGTTTGAAATCCTAAAAATTTATTACATGCGCTTTCATCATTATAATATTTTGGATTTCTTTTTGAGTAGTCCTCATCAATCGCTAAATTGTAATCTGGGTTAAGATTTTTTGCTTTCATCTCATCTCGATAGTATGCCCTCGCAAAGTTTCGACCCATATCAAACCTGACATGAACTTCATCTTTTGTGTCATACTCTCGACCCTCATCATCAACTTTAATAATTGGATCATAAACATAGAAGCAATTATCCTCATACAATTCGCCACCAGAACGATCATATTTATTAATCATTCTTCTAATTGTATCAACATCTTCTTGTGGTTGATGAAATCTTACAACCTTTTCAATCTGCTCTTTTGCTTTTTCTCGCATAAGATCATATTGTTCTTTTGCTTTAACCAATTTATCTTTTACTTTATTTTCATAAAAAGATTGAAATTGATCTGCAATAACTTTCCGCTTTTCTGCGTTAAGTGTTATTTTTTTTGTTTGCATATTGTTTTTTCCTTTCTATATCCTATATATTCCTAAACTAAAAAATTGTCAAATAAAAAATTTGTACGACTGATACAACCTATAGTTGTATGATCCAGTTTAGAATGATTCTAAAGTAGATATATCGAATATTATATTCCCGACCTCCCACCCCTATTATATAGGATAATTTAGGATTGTCAAGAAAATAAAAAATATTTTTTTTTGTTTTTGCCTTATTTCTGCCTCATTTATCCTATATTGTCCCAATAGAAAGGAAAAAAGATATGGAACTAAATAAAACATTTAAAATAACTTTTTGGGCTAAGAAGCACAAAAAGCATATTACAAGAAATGCAAAGTGGACTGATCTCTGTAGATACTTTACATCTAAAGATGGTGTCCCTTGCATAACGTATTATGATCTTGATAATCAGGGTTATAGAACGGCAACAACAACTTGGAAAGTACAATTATGAGAGAACAAATTATGTTAAAAGATGAAGATATTCTTGAAGGTTTTAAAAACATTCAAGAAATTTTAAAGGCGCAAAAAGAATTAAATCATGCAATTAACGAGAGATTAAAACTTTTAGAGGCGTCACAATTTAAACAACCTTTAGTATTAACTAAAGAAATGGAGGTTAAGAATTAGAGAATGGTCCCTCATTAGCCTTTATCGGACCTTAAAAACTATAAAGGCGGGACAACCTCAGGTTGCATCACACCGCCACCAGTTGGCCGTCTTTGTAACTTAGAGGACTGATCCCTGGTCCATTAGCCCGAGCCGAAAGGTGGACGGAGCTAGCTAGAGATATCTGTTAATGGACCTGGGATCAGTAACACCCCAATAGCTATGGGTGGAGGAAACTCTAGAGAGTTATTGATCCCTGGTCAATTGTATAGGTTTCTAGAACCGCTACGGGTACAATTGCAATTGACCTGGGATCAGTCAACGCGCCGCCGCCGCTAGATCACAGAGACTCTGGCGTTGGCTGGTCCAGTTTAGAATGATTCTAAACTGGGGTTAAATAAAAAAGTTAAGTTAAGGGGCAAGCCGCAAGCGTCAAGCGTCAAGCCCCTTGACATATTATAAATTTAGGATTATATGGGAGATATGAAAACAAACGAAGCATTAAAAATAGTGGGCGGGCTGTCAAAGCCCTCAAAGATGCCTGGCTGGGCCTATGGGTTACCAGCTGCGGAATGTAAAACCGGATCAAAGCTTGTGAAGGTTCCGGGCAGCGTCTGCAGCGGCTGTTATGCATTAAAAGGCTGTTATGTCTTCCCCGTGGTTCAGGCCGCACAGTATCGAAGGCTGGAGGCCATACGGTCACCACTGTGGGTCGGAGCAATGGCGCTATTGATCAATTCAAAAAAATCAAAAGAATTCAGGTGGCACGATTCAGGTGACGTACAAGACGAAGAGCACCTATTAAAAATTTTTGCTGTTGCAAAGTTAACACCAGGCACCAGTCACTGGATGCCAACGCGTGAGGCGTGGGTCAAGCATTTTTTACCAGAGTGTCCAAAAAATTTAGTTATAAGATTTTCCGGCCAGATGATTGACCAGCCCGCAATTGCAAGCTGGCCCAATACGTCGACAGTGTCAACAGATCCAAGCAAAAGAACCTGCCCGGCACCTGATCAAAATAATGAATGCAAAGATTGTCGAGCTTGTTGGAATCCTGAAGTAAAAAACATATGTTACGGTAAACATTAAAATGACTTTTATTTTTAAACATCCAAAGTATTATAAAGAATTACGAAAGCTACGTAATAAAACGGACCAGGCAATTAGTCCTAAGAAGCTGTCGCTCAGTGAGGAACGTTCGCCTGGTTCGGGCCACAAGCTGCAAGCCTCAAGCGGCAAGCGTCAAGCTTCTGAAAGGGGCAAGCCGCAAGCTGCAAGCCTCGAGAAGCAAGCCTCAAGCCCCGAGGAACAAGCGTCAAGCCGCAAGCCCTGAGCATCAAGCTCCTTGATTACCTTCCCCTCATAAAGTTTTACTGAGTTAAGGGAGAGGGCCTTAACTAGAATAAATGTATTGTCAGGATGTTTCACGTGAAACGCTATTTGGTGTGGAGACAGGCGTACCTTGTTGGTCTTTGTTACTTTTAATTCGATAGTGAAAAAGTGGCGATTGCGATTATAACCCAGTATATCAGGAGTCCCCCATGAAGCAGTATTTTCCACGCGTGTAAATGATAATTCGCAATTATTTTTAAGATTGAACGCTTTAATTTCATACCAAAATTTTTTTTCTGGATTCACTACTACACCTCAATCAATTGTCAAACTATTTCATAAAAATTTGCACTGAAATTCTGGGCATGATCGGACTTAAAACAGGGTTAACTTTATGTGCGATAGGAGCTTTAACAATCACCAAAGAGTTACCTACAGGTGGTATCCAGCCATGACCATTGTTATCAGTGAACATAAACTCACCACCCCATTGTCTATGCCACTTGTGATTTATGTAATAAGTAGCTCCATACTTCCATTTGCCATCGTCATGCCAGTTTATGCCAGCACCTTTCTTCATGTAATGAATCGTGGTGGACATATCTTTTGCATCACTTAATTGAAAATAAGCATTGTGTTTAACCAGAGTTTTTAACATCTCAAATGGTTTGTAGTTACTAACACCCACTCTCATTGGAGGCTCAATATTATTTATTAACTCATTACCCCAAATGCCTTTACTTGTATGTAAATTTATTTTCTTTCTTTCTCTAATAATTGCATCATGAATACCTTTGTAGATATTATAATCTAAAAAATTAGTTATCCACCAAATTTTTCCAGGGATTGAATAAGATAACTTCATTGTTTTAAGAAACAATTAATGGCATATCTAGCCCCTTTTGTTACAGGCTCAGTGCCATGAATCCATATAGGTTCACCTGGGAAAAGCATTGCCTCACCTGCAGATAAACTAACTTTGACTTGACCCCCAAAAAATCTAAACTCGCCGCCTTCATAATCATCATTTAGATTAATAGTCAAAGAGCCTCTAATTGTATCACCCACGTCAGAGTGATCTTTTATTTGTTGTCCAACGTCATATTTTATTATTCTAATATTATCAGTTTTAGTCATAAAAATGTTTTTATAAGTAGGGCAAAAATTATTACGAACGTATATCTCATGATTAGTTAACACTATTCTTAAATATTTTAATATTAACTTATAAGGCTCTACAAAATCTTTTTGATCACGTAACCAAGAGATATTTAAAAAATTACAATTATCAAACTCTTTGTCATTAGTTTCCATATCTTTATTAAATTTATAACTTTCTTCAGGAATAGCTGATTGTTTATTATCTTCATACAATTTAATTAATTTATTACACACATCAGAGTTTACTAGTCCTTTTAAATGAAACTTTTGATCTATAATTTTATGATCATAACTCATAGTTTTTTAACAACCTTTCCCATTTTCCATTGTTCAGGTGTAACTGTAATAGCAAGTCTATGAGTCTCTCTCACACCAATTAATTTATTTTCTAACAACTTTACTCCTGTAATGTCATAGAACTCACCATTTGGCAGGATAACTTGCACTCTAGCGTTTGCTGCCACTTCGCCTTTCATAAATTTATCTAATGCTTGTCTTAATACCTTTCCAGTAAACATGGGTTGATTTATAGACTAAGTTGTATTAAATATCAAGTATGGGTTTACCAAAGAAATTAACTGAACAACAAATGAAGTTTGCTTACGAACTAGTAACAAACGAAGGTAGAAAGACAGCTACCGAATGTGCTGTAGACGCTGGCTTTGCGAAAGACTCAGCAAGACAATATGCAAGTAAATTACAAAATCCTAAATTGTATCCACTTGTTGTTAAATATATCGGTGAATTAAGAGAAGAGTGGCAGAAGAAATACGAAGTCACTTATGAAAAACATATAGCGGAACTAGGACAGATTAGAAAGGAAGCTCTTAAAAAAGGAGCTTGGTCTGCAGCGGTGAATGCAGAAGTAGCCCGAGGAAAAGCTGCGGGTCTGTATATTGAGCAGAAGATAATAAGGACAGGAAAATTAGAAGACTTAACAACAGAAGAACTAGAATCACGTATGAAAAAAATAATTGATGATTACTCACCAATCCTAGAAGATGTCCCATTTGAAGATATAAAACAAAAAGTACAAGAAAAAACAAAACCACAAAAGGACGAGCGGGGATCTCAATCACAAGAGGATTCTCTCCATCTTAGTTATGCAACCGATGGGGAAGACGTTCCTGTCGGAGAATAATTCGTCACCATCTTCATAACTTCCAAACGTCCAAATATTTTTTTTATCTTTATGAAATAAATAAGCATGAGTCACCATCTTTGATGGTGTTAAACCTAACGAGTCGTGTGCATTCGCGTGGCCAGAATCGCCCGTCGGATCAATCCAAGAAATTTTATAAAAATAATATCGTTTCTTTTTTATAACGACTGACTTGTATTTACTTTTTTTCGCTATCATTTTTTGGTATTAATGTTTTATCTCCATCTATTAAATTTATATTTCCTGATATAGAAACTCTTTCTCCTTCAGTTGTTTTAAAAGGATAAACCCAATGCGGTAAACCTGCAGGGAAAATAAATAAGTCACCCACTGAAGGTAGATGAGAATGTGTTGTTAAAAAAAATTTATGTGAATTGTCTCCAGGCATATTAAAATCAAACGTTATGCAACCAGGACCGGGGCTGTT